TCTTGATTGACGGTTGCTACATCGCGGCTGAGAACAACGGGTTTTGGTCGCTTGCAAGCAGCAACGACTGGACAACTCGGCGCGGGATGTACTTTGACGGAACGTATCTGCGCTTCGATTACAACTCGGCTACCGCGTATTTCTCGAACGCTTCGATCGGCGGCAATCAAGTTCTCCACGCGGGAAACTACACCTCTTACCCCGACACCACCAAGCTGCCACTGGCTGGAGGGACGCTCACCGGACAAGTCCAATTAAAAGCAGGACACAGTGACACACGCTTTCAGCTTTACTACAACTACGCCAACGACACTAATCACGCATTTGCAGGTTTCCTGACGCTATGGTCGTCTGAGCCGGGGATTACACACCCGAACGGAGGCATAGGAGCAAACATCAACATGGGTGGCCAGTACTATGGTCGCGCAGGAACTGGCAACTCTTACGGGGTCTATTTGCGATTCGATGTTACGGCAGGAGAGTCTCAGTTTTACAACACTACAGGCGCTCCAGGAGTTGCTGGAGGTCAAGGAACGCTCAGGGCAAAGATAGCTGCGGATGGAGAGATCTACGCTACGGCGTCTCAATACAAAGTCCTCCACGCGGGGAACTTCTCGTCCTACGCCCTGCCCTACACTGGAGGCACTCTATCAGGCGGCATTACCGCGACCAACTTCTCTGGTCCAGGCACGGGCCTCACAGGCTATGCTTCAGGCTTGAGCGTTGGGGGAAGCTCTACCTCCTGCACGGGTAATGCTGCTACCGCTACAGGACAGCAATCAGGTGCTCATTTTACACTTAACACAGGTGGTGTAGGGTATGGATTAGTAGGCGCGTATGACGCAGATAAGCATCAAGGCTTATTCGCACTGGGGCCGAGTTACACACTTGCAGCGGGTGGAACTTTAGCTAATTTTTATGGAGTGTCTTGGTCATACGATTATTCAGGACGCCAACTTAATACAGGCTATAATCTTCAGCATTGTTTGGCAATTGCAAATGCTGGTACTGTTTACACAGTTATTGGGCAGGGTATTTGGACATCTGGACTTATCAGAGCAAATGGTGCTATTTCGTCAGGTGGCACTATAACAGCAGCGGCATTTAGCGGTCCTTTGACGGGTAATGTGACGGGTAATGTAAATGGATATGGCACATCTGGAGGAGTCGGTGCAAATACAATAGTAATAAGAGATTCGGCTGGATACATCTACGCCAACTATATTAATACAAATGTATCAGAATCAGAGAATCCTAGTGTCAACTCATTCTTTACAAGTAACGGAGATGGTTGGCTAAGAAAATCTACTGTTGCTCACGTTAAATACACGCTAAGTTTAAGCGGCACTAATACAGGTGACCAAACCAACATTAGCGGCAGTTCTGGTTCTTGTACTGGTAATGCGGCGTCGGTTACTGATGGGGTTTACCTTTCCACTAATCAAAGCATATCAGGAGTCAAAACATTCTCATCTGCTCCAGTTGCGACAAATACAGCAAAAGCTTGGGTGCATTACGATATGAATAATAACACAATTAATGCAAGCTTTAATGTAAGTAGCGTGACTGACAATGGAACTGGAGATTGTACAGTTAATTTTTCAAGTTCTATGGTAGACGCTAATTATGTAGTTGCAGGAACATCGACCTATGGTTATGACAACCAAGTCATACATGCATTAATCTTAGCTGTTCCCAGAATTAGTAACGCTCAACAAGCTGGAAGCTGCCGTCTGGTAACTGAGTATATTCATGCCGCTGGGGTGTATGATTCCGTTGCACTTCGAGCCGTATTTTTTCGATAAAATTATGAGAGTCATTATTTTTGAAAACGACAAAGAGTGGGTGAGCATAGTAAGCCCCTACTACCCACCCGGCACCACAGCGGAGCAAGAGGCCGAGATTGCGGCAGCCGTCCAGACCAAAGACGTCCCACTGCTGCCTGACGGCTCTCTGCGGCCGTCTCACATCGTTGAGTACTCCTCGCTAGACGGCATAAAGCTCTTCTTCGAGGCGTGGCGATTGAGGGACGGCAAAGTTGATTGGCACAAACCCGCTGCTGATGAGTTGAAGCGAAAGCATTTTCGCGCTCTCAGGAAGCCTCTGCTGGAGAAGCTGGATGTGGAGTTTATCCGAGCTCTTGAATCTGGAGACACCGTCCTGGTAGCTTCTATTGCAGCTAAAAAGAAAAAGCTTCGAGATGTCACACTGATGGATCTTTCGCAACACTCGACTCCAGAGGCGCTCAATGCCTTTGTCCCTGATTTCCTACAAGACTAACCACATGCAAAACAACTACCGCAAGATCGAACCAGCCCCCGTGCTGGACAAGACCGCCAACGCCATCTGCATTTCGTACACGAACGTGCAGTTGTTTCAGAACTGCACCGCTCAATATGAGGTGCGGAATATTACCGAGGTTCAGACCGTGCCTGATGGGCACATGATGCCTCCGATGTGGGGCTCCCCGCTGATGACTGGCAACATCACCCTGTCGGGCGACGACTACGCCAACTGGGGCAGCGACGACAACTACATCTACGAGCAGATCGCATCGAAGCTTGGGCTGACGTTGCTGCCTTTAGAGAAGGAGGCTTGACGATGCGTTCTGGGTGTACTACACCTTTATGTGCATGGCCAAACCTACAGTCGGTGACGCGGTCTCTAAGATTAACAGCGAACGAGAGCTCGTCACGTCGAACATTAAGCAGCTAGAGGAAAACATCAACGCAATGACTCAGCAGCTGAATCAGGCGCAGCAGAACCTGATCGCTTCTCGTGGAGCCGTCATGGCTTTTGAGCGGCTGCTTTCAGTCTTAACTTCCCCCGCACCAAAAGGTGCTCAGCCTGACCTCGTTGACGTCAGTAACTAACAGGGCAAAACCCTAGCTCAGAGCCCATCCTCACAAGGGGGTGGGCTTTTTGTTTAGCGACTCCCTCTTGCTGCTGACGACACATCGCAGTACACCGTGAGTATGAGTTCGCCGATCACTGGCAAAGACTGGATTATAGCTACTGCTGGGCAGCCGTTTTGCGACCGGATGACCAATCTGCTCTCCCTCGCAACCAAGCTAAGGGCGTGGTTCGAGTGGGCTTTTGACTCTAGTGGAAGTGCTACAGATGAATTCAAGTCGATGTTCCTGCTGCCTCCAGGGGTAGTCATTCCCTATTATTCTACTGGCTCTGAGGAGGCTGTTAAATCGTCCGTGCTGCTATTGAACGGTGGCGACTCTTCCAGTCCGTACTGGAGGCTATGCGATGGAACTAACAGCACCCCTGATCTACGTAGTAGATGCTTAATGGGTGCTGGTCAGGGGGATGGGCTTACGCAGCGCATTTTTGGAAGCGTTGGCGGCGTCGAGAAGATCACCATTACTGGAAGCCAACTGCCGTCGCACGGTCACACCATTGAAGGCCGTTTGGTATTTGCTACTGCAAAGAATGTTGATGGAGAGGATGATTTTCGGGCCGTTTCAAATGGTGGTGGCGATGGTGGTCCAGCGGCTGTTCATGTGTACTCAACCAATTCGGCTGATTACAACTATCTGTACGCAAAGCCATCAACAGGCGGTCAAGACTCGATGTCTTTCGATACTGTAGCGCCCTACTACTCGCTCTGGTACATCATCCGAACCAGCCGTACGCAATGAAGCGACTACCAGGCGTAAAAGAGACCAACATTCCGCTTAACACGGTCTCATTGGATCTAAGGTCTCCCGCTGGAAAGACCGGAGAGGGCTACTTCAGGCTCATTGTCAACGCGCTGAGTGAGCGCAACGGACGGTTGCGTCGTCTCGGTGGGTGGAGAGCGCTGTCGCTCGTCAAATCAGCGGATCAGAACATCACTTTTGCCATCGTAGGCGATCAGGGATGGGGCACTCAGCCTGAGGCTAATGTAGCCGCGATGATCAAGACGTGGAACCCGTCGTTCATTGCAACCGTTGGAGACAACATCTACGGAGCCAACACGGGGATGACACTGGCTCAAGCAAACGCGCTGTTTGCGAGCACCAACACCGTCCAGTACGGGGACTTCATTACTGCTCAGAAGTTCTTCCCGTCGATTGGAAATCACGAGACGGATTACGACCCAGGATCAGGCCTTAATGCCGGTGCTCCTGTGTGGTATCGCTCGAAGTTCCCGTACGCATTTCAGGGCGGCACCAAGAACTACTACCGGGTCCATTATAACGAGGGTCCGGTTGAGCTTTTTGTGATCAGTTCTGGCCTGAGGACAGACGGCACTCACTTTGAACCGGACGGAGACACCGTTGGCAGTGTGCAGTACCTGTGGCTTAGACAGGCGCTAGAGAGCTCCACGGCAATGTTTAAGGTGGTGATCTTCCATCACTCGCCTTACAGCCGTGGTAACAATTATCAGCCTGGGCTTACCCACATGCGGTGGAACTTCGGCTCAATGGGTGCCGACGCTGTGTTTAGCGGACACGAGCACAACTATCAGCGGTGGTTGAACCAGGACATTCCCTACGTCGTTACAGGGCATGGCGGAGCGCCGCTCACCGGGTTTTACAGCCTAGATCAGGCCGTTACGACCGTTGATAACCCGGCACGTTACGGCGCAATGCGTCTCACCACAGAGGGATACCGCCTAAAGGTTGAGGCCGTGATGATAGACGGCACAATTTTCGACACGTTCTACATCACCAAGCGCAACAACGAAGACCTTCACGACCAGCTGTTGACCAACTTTGTGTTCCCGGCAGTCCAAGTTGATCTTCCTTCCTACCCGGTCATTGGATGGGGATTCGACGGATCTTCTCCCGGCACCGTAACGGCCACTACGTTCACAGTTGAAGTGACCGAGCCTACAGCAGAAGCAGGAATCGTTAATGGCGCTGAGGTTGAGATGCCTACCGTCTCTGTGGTGGCTCCCACTACACGATCGTTTGTGCCCTACACGAACTACAAGTGGAGGCTGCCGGTTAAGGTTTTGGGGGTTCAAATAAATCCGCCCACTCAGGGGTGGGTAGAAGCGTCTTACACTTCGGTCATTGCTGGTGGAACTGGTATTGTGAAGTTCAACACGGTAGAGGGAGCAAACCTTGCTGTAGGGGCCAACGTGTACGCCTATGCCTGTGCGCCGATAGACGCTGCGCAGTGGAATGCCACAGACGCGACCAGCCTAATCATGGCCTGGGACTTCAACGCCCAGGACAACATCTTCAACACTCCGACTAACACTATGGTCATCGACACCTGCCCATGAGTTCTCCCGAGTACATCACCTTCCTTGCCAACATTCGCGGAGAATCTGGGGACACTCGGCTTCTTGCCGGAACGCGGTCGCGCCTGTTCTGCAACACTGGCTTGGATGGCAACTGGCGTCTCCTATTGGCTAACTCAGGCGGAGATATTCCGGTAGCAGGTGTGCCTGAGACTCGATGGAAGAGCGCCCAGATGGGCAACATCGTTCTTCTGACCAATGGTGTAGATCAGCCTTACTGGTGGTCCTTCGAGAAGCCCTCCAACGACGACGGATTTTCCGCAGAGCTGATTGACGATCTCGTGGCGCTCGATATCTCGGCGGTGCAATGCGTTGCTTCATGGCGCGGGTTTGTGTTCTTGGGCAACTCGGTCTCTGAGGGGCTGGTCAACCAGAACCGCGTCTACTGGTCCGACTTTAATGACCCACTCAGCTACACTCCCCTACCCGATTCTCTTGCTGGTTACATCGATCTTGGTTCTGACGAGCGTGTGTTGGCTATGGCTCCTCTGGGAGGGCAGTTTCGCGTCTACACCGACAAGGCCGTCTACGATGTCAATCTCGTTGGGGGAGACGAAGTCTTCAACTTCCGCGAGGTGTATCGTGGACCTCAAGTGCTGAGGTTTCCCAACTCGCTGATCAATCTGGGGGACTCCCACATCTACGGTGGTGAGGACACTCTCTACATCATCGGTGAGCTTGATCGCAGTCCCCGTCTGATCGACTGGATGTACCGTGCCAGTGGAGCAATCTACAACGGTGTGAGTGCTGACTATCTTGGAGGCATTCCCACCAACACACTTTCTGCGTTTGGCCCTATCAACCGCTCAGCTTGCCACCTACTAACTGGTGGTTACGATGAGGCCTCACGCATTCTTTGGTTCAGTTGGGCTGCTGATACTGACATTGTTCCCACCAAGTCCCTGGTGATGCAGATGGACATTGGCAAGGCATGTGTCGTGGACTCTGGGTTTACTGCGTTCTGCTCACACATTCCCTCCTACAATGTCAGCGTTCGTCGATGGCTTGCCGACATGGGTATTTGTAATCCTGTGCCTATTGCAAGTGAGGGAAACCCATCGCCTCAGCGGTACATCGAGAACAGTTCGCTCACCAGTATTCGCAATGCGACTGAGAACCCGAATCTTCCTGTGACAGATGGAAGCTCGGTCTGTGATGCGGTGACCGACAACCCGTCTCTGGAGCCTGACTGCACACCGTGCGGCAATGGCTACAAGTTCATCATGGCGTCTGCTCAGGACAAGTGCCTAAAGGAGTACGATGCTTCCTACTATGCGCGGGAGTTCTGCACGACGGCCGAGAACCAGCGATCTGGATTTACCTGGACGGCCACCGATCATCCCACCACCGTCGTTAACTACACAGAGTACGGTTACGTGAGCGTCATCCAGACGGACTCGATGGACGTGGGTACACCTAACAACAAGACGGTGAGCCGAATTGTGGTTGAGTATGACGCACCCGACGTGCCTGACGATTTTGCTGCGAAGATCATTGCAGAGGTGGGTTATGGATCTCAGCCAAGGAAGCTGATCTGGCAAAGCTCAACCCCGCGACCCATCGACAGATTGTCTGCGGCTAGTGAAGCGGCGATGATTGCCAATAACATCCGCCCCAACAAGGTGGCTTCGTTCCAATTTTTCCGAACAGGATCGCAGATAGCCTATCGATTGATAATCTCCGATGCGGCCAAAGGCCCCGTGAAAGGTGGCTCTGCGGCGCTGAACGAGATGAACGTGTCAATCAGGGGTTCGCATGGCGACTATTTCTAGCACAATGCGGCCAACGCCGCTTCACTGATCGAAGAAAAGAACCGACTATGGGCATTTCAAATCTTGGCGGCATGATTAGTGCGTTCGCTCCTGATAAGATCGAGCGAATGTACAACAACGAAGGCTTGCAAAAGCAGATCGATTCCTCGATCGGCGGCATGGACCAGTACCGCAATGAGGCTGACACTGGCATCAACAATTACACGGGTGCAAATCGTCGCGCTATCGGTGATGTCA